GAAGCTAAAGTAGGCTCAGTAGCGAAAACCGCTCCACCTGATCCTGTTTCATCGCTTAGATTGCCTCGTAGACCGCCAGAGGTCGCAAGTATGGTCTCGACAGCGTTGACGGCTGTGTTGAGGTCTGAGATGTGCTTGCTGATGATATTGAGGGCAACGATAGCGCCAGCTGTATGAATTGCGGCAGTAGTCGACTCTGCGGCCCTACTAACAGTCAGTGTGTCGCTTGACCTGGAAGTACAGATAAGAATTTCTGTACCGATCGATACGTGGAATGATCCAGAAGACGGGAATAAAGCGCCTTCGCCTGACCCAAGAACAACGCTCGTATCCGAGGCACTTATAGTCGTGTCAAGAGTGCCTATCGCATTATTAGCGACCTGCTGAAATGTAGTTGCCATATCGAGCTCCTATTATGAAGCAGCTTGGATCTTGCACTTCATGGTGATTGTTAGAGTGTCACCGGAAACCATTGATGCCTCCGGTGCAAGAGCCCCAACCATTAGCATGTCGCCGCCGCTTGATGCATTGAACACTCCAGCCTCTTTAACAAGGACAGTAGCACCCGCTGTAAATACTTTATATGCCTGAATCGTGTCATCGGTAACTGTTGTAGTTACGGTCGACATAGTCGCAGCAGCGCGAGCGAGACCAGAGGCAACTGTTTCAGCATCAAGTGTAGTAGCACTTGCATCTCGCCCTTTATTGGTTGCCAGGGCAATGTGAGTCCACGCAGAGGCAGTTTCACCAGCACCTAGTTTTGCAAGTTCTGTAAACCCTGCGTTACATGCGTATACAGCCATTATTTTTCTTCCTGGTCTGGTAACTGATTTGCGGATATGACTCGTAATTGAGCCTGTTCAAGAGTCTCTCCTGGTTCCGCTTCTGCCCAAACCTGTTTGATATTTCCATCTTTGTCGCGAAGTACGGCTTCGATTGTAGGTTGCATTTCAAACTTTGAGTCTAATCCCACGACAAAGCAACCCGTCCTTTGTCGATTTGCTCACACCTGGCAACGATTTCGTTACGCATCAAATGTTGAGAGCCAATAACTGCAATAAAGATCTCATCACCGTCGCCGGTAACGATTACGTTCTTCATTTGCTTCATGTCTTCCAAATTCTTTTGTTTGAACTCGGACCATTTCATCGTATCCATACTGCCTCCAGGCTTTTAAAACGAGGGCCGGCCAAAATGACCGGCCCCCAATCAGAGCGTCAGTTCCTAGCTTATGCCGTTGAAAGAGCAACGCCATCGTTAGCGACGACTCGCCATTCAATGTCTGATCCATCTTCCGACGCAACGAGCATGAGGTGGTCTCCCACATCTGCGAAGGCAAGGGTGTTATTCCCTGTCTGGTTTACAGGAGAAGCGGCTGTCATCGTTACAGTACCGCCATCGGTTTTCAAGCCAATGTTAAGCGTCTGCCCAACAAACGTGGGGTCTGCCACGGTTCGAGTTTCTGCACCTGCCGAAACGATCGACACCGAACCGGACTTGATGACCGGGATTGCGCCCGAAGCACCAGGATCGGCAATAATGTTGCTCAATTCCTGAGAGTTTCCGTAAACCCCAGGATTGACCAAGATGCGGTTTCGAGCGGTTAAGATGCCGATCTGTTGACCGGACGTACCGATCGTAGAAGACGGCTTACCGCTTTCACCCAGGTACAACTCTGCACCGAGGTAGTCGCTTGACGCTGCGAAGTAGACCTGAGTGACAGTGCCACCAGTACCAACAGTGTCTTCAGTTGCAAACTCGGCCCAATCAGCAACAGAGATTTCTTCTCCTGCTGCCGTTGAGGATTCAATAGCAACTGCTGTTGCTTTTGCTCGAGTAGAGTCGTCAGCCAGCTTGTATGTGCTGGAAGTATCTGCGTTCGCTGGTGCGAGCAGGTCCCCAACAACAACAGCCGCATTGACGGTTGCCTTATAGGCTTTACCAGTGCGAACAGTTCGCTTCTGGTTTTTGTCTGTGTATGTAAAAGCCACGGACATATTTCCTTATTTGAATTTTCGCCCCATTTTGAAGGATTGAGGCTGTTGACGTCCTCCCTGCGATTACGCACACAGGGATGCGAGTACCTGGTTAGGCGGTTACTGTTCCTGCTGGCTGAAGACCAGTCAACTTAGCGCAGCTGATGATTGACTGCATCATCAGTCCTGGATACCACTTGATACGAGTTCGAGCGCCATCCTTGTTTTCAAGTTTGGCAAACTTCTCGGTCGTGATGCCCATCGACTGCACACCGGAGAGTGCTTTTGCACCAAACTGGAGAGCAAAGATCGATGTCGAGTTATCGTCATCGCCAAGTGCTGTTCCATCTGTCGGCTGGTGGCCGTAACCATTCCCGTAGTCTTTGTCACAGGCTTCGTCGTTCGAGAGGAAGTCGGAGACGTGGACAGGAACTTCGAGGATCGTCTGAACCCGCTTATTAGCGGACTCGTCATACGTGAGACCGCCAACGGACTTCAAGTAGACGTTGATCGAGCGGCGCATCTGCTTCGTCATAACAAGCATGTCGGGCTTGCCGTCCGTGACGAGGTCGATCAGTTCTTCAACCTTTTCCATACTGAGAACAGCAGGAGAACCGCTTCCGCCAACAGCGATTGTGTTGTAGGTCTCGGAGGTTAGCAGCTGATGGACACCATCGAACCGTTTGGTCTCCGTTGCGGCGTATCCGTAGAAGAACGTGTTCATGTAGGCGTGCCGAATCGCCTTTGTCTTTGCTTCGATCTGCTCGGCCATAAGATCCTGGACATTGGACCTTGTAGCTTTAAGGTAGTTATCTACGTCAGCATCGCCACCAAGAATTTTGGTGTGAGCGGTGTGCTGAGTGACAGTACCAGTCGACTCGACCCATGTGTCGCCGACTGAGTAGAAATCTGCACCGGACATAGTTGTCTCGACGTCATACGTCAGACCGTTTCCTACAATGTCTTTGAATGGAAGGCGATCCAGAATTGGATCATCTTTTACTATCAACTCGATTATGCCTCTTTGAAGGACATCATTCGAGTATTTACTGGCTTCAACAAGTGTAAGTGCCATTTGAACCTCTATTGGCAACCCTTATAGGATTACCGTTGCTTAGAGAGCCCTGCCGAGATTTTCTCGATTGGACTCATATCGTTTACTTCAATAGAAGCAGATCCACGCTGGCCAGCATCAAAGTTTTCAGTACCTACGGCATTTGCCTCACGCTGGTCGAGTTGAATTTCTCGTGCCTTGATTTGCATCATTTCCGGCGTAGTCAGCGTTTTGTCCAAATTGAGGACATTTGCGTCAACTCCGTCATACTGTGCTGCAATTTCTTGGGCAACTCCGAGACGAGCAATAAGGCCGGCATCGACCTCTTGCTGATAGCCTCGGGCATTTCGAGCAATATCTTCGACTGCTTTCTGGGCGTTCTGTTGTCGGTTTAGAGCCTTTTGTGTGGCGTCAGCGGCGGTCAGGTTTCCATCTTCAATGGATTGCTGATCTGCTGCTAACTCAGCTTGGTTTGCTGCTTCAACACGATCGATTTGTGCTTGGAGATTAGACTGTGAAGCCTGGTCTCGCAGCGCAGCGATCGTACTGTTTGCGGCGTCGAGTTCGCTTCTCAGCGTATCCGGGCCGCCATTTCCATTAGCTCCACTATTCCCAGAATTCTCCGAGGCAGCAGAATTATCTTGCGAGCCAGCAGGTTGCTTGTTGTCAGCCTGTCCAGTAGCAGTGGATTGTTCAGCAGCAGTCAAAAGGTTTTGGTCTTGTGAGGTCTGTTCGGTCGTCAAATAAATAACTCCAGGTATTTATACGTTAGCAAATTTTGGTTGAGTACGCACGTTTGCTGCGTTTGTTTGGATTTGGCGAAGGGTCTGTCGAGACCATTTTCTAAAGTTGGTTTGACCCACAGGTTCCTTCTTAAAAGCAATTTTCAGCGACTCGGTCTCTTGTCGGGAAATAGTTTCACCACTCCAAATCTTTTTAAGAGCAACGAGATCTTCAATGTTAAGGACATTGCTAACCTTGTTCCATTGATCCGTCGGACTAGATGATAGCCTGTCGAGTCCCGGAACGCTAGAACCTTCGTTATTGCTTGAATCCGGCAGCTTTTCAAGCGGCGGAAGTTTTTCCAAGCCAGGAGTATGTTCGAGTCCTTCAAGCATCTTTCTTACAAATGAGGCTCCCAGGTGGCGACGGTAAACTTCGAGGTCTTCAGGGTCGGTCTCTGAATCAATAATCTCGTGCTTTTCAAAGAGTTCTTGTGCCAGTGTTCTCGCTCGAGACGACTGTATCGACCGGACTATACCGACCGTGAACATATTCGCATCGACTTCCCAGTTCTTCTTGCGCCATGCGATTCGACCCTTTGATCCTTTAATATCCTTATCGATGTCGTAATATTCCTTGAATCGATCTCTGTACTCTTTTTTGATGCCGTTTGAGTAGCCTCCGATTACGGGCAAGTCGAAACCAACAAACTCCTCGACTACTGTTCGGTCGACACGGGCATCTAAGTAGTCCTTGCCTGGCTGTGTCGCATAGACACCGCCCGTGTACGCTGCAAGTTGGTCGGCTGGAGTCAAGTCAAATTTCTTCATACCTGTACGGTTTCTGACTCCACCCTCTGCAACGGCTTCAATGCCTTCCCATGTACGAGAAATTTGTCCGCCTCCGAAAGTGTAGTAACGAAGACCGAAATTCCTCAACGGCTGCCATCGGCCTGTTTCAACGTACTCACCGACAGCTTCAAAAAAGTCGCCTGAGTATTTCTGATACAAGGGCTGGTTCATCGGTCCTGATCCAGCAGCACCAGCTACGATGAGGTTATACATAGGAATGAACGACCCGAGGTTCCACGGCTTACGGTCCATGAGTTTGTCTTGGACGAGATTGGTAACGTACATGGCGGCCACCAAGCGAAGGACGTTTTTTACACGATGCTCGGCTGTTGCTTGCGTAAGTCCGTAAACAGGCTTGCCATCCTTTGTCCCTTGTTTGCCAAGAGTAATTCTCTTTGCACTAAGCGTTTCGTATGCTCCCGCTTGACCAATCCCAATGTTCTTATTTCCTACATACGGAACGATTCCAGGGATCTCGACGCCACGAAGTATCGGGATGTTGAGTTCTCTTAGAGTGTTGAGCATTTCAAACGCAAACGTCTGAAATGGTGCAATGATTCCAACTTCGGGGGATCGGAGCCAACCAACCGTATCTTCCCTGTTATACATCGACTGAGTTCGAGCTCCACCTTCTGATGCGAATTCGATTAGCGACCGACCAGTGAGTCCTAGTTGCTCTCCTTTGAGTTTTGCAGCTGCTATACCATGCGCCGTAAGACGTTCTTCGATGGTCGATGACAGGAAGTTTCCAATATCTTCAAATTTCTCGAATTTGGACTTTTCGAGAGTTGCATGTTTTTCAAGAGCGTTACCGAGATCCTGGTAGACAACTTTTCCTCCATTACGTTTTTTCATAATGGCTGAGTAGGCGTGTTTTTTGATCCAGTCGTTAGTCGTGGTGTCGTACACGACATTGAGGGCCTTCAGGGTGTTTATTCCGCCGTAGCGCGTGTATGTAAGCCCAGCAGATGATGTCTGGACGGCAATATTCCAACTCCAGTTCAACGGGAATACAGCTCGAGTCAGTTGTCGGCGTACCCACATCAGGTGATCGACAGGCACGAACGGTAGAGAATCACGCATGAACCTGGTGAGCGGAGTTGGTACTCCGGCGTAGGTTTCCTGCGCCCAGGTATCAAGTGCATCCGCCGATTTGATTAGATCGTTATCACGCATGACTTTTGTGTGGCGCGTGACGTTGGCGATGATTGTGTTGTTGTAAATATCATCCAGTGCAGAGTCGATGTAGCTATACGTTAGCTTGGCAATATCTCGTTCTTTGCCAACGTCTTTTAGACCGTAAGTACGTTGCATTGCGCGATCGTTCATAACGCTTTGCGGAGCCATGAAGGTCGGATATGATCGACGACCGAAGACTTCTTCGGCCATCTCCGGGGTCATGCCCTCGTAACCGCCTGCGCCTTTGGACTTCCAGCCATCCTTGATTCGTTCTTTCCATGCTCGTTGTGCGATGATCCACGGTCGGTAGTTTTCCAAGTGAGGAATTGGCTTATCGCCGCGCTTGATACGAGCGTAATTTACCGCATAAAGAACTTTGTCATAGAAGTTACGAGTCTCAAGCGCGAGTTCAACGATTCTTCGGCGCTCGTCCGACGGAAATTCTTCAACGAACTTAAATACGACCTTACGACTTAGCAAATCCTCGGTCGATACTTTTCCCTCGACGTCCTTTGTGCCGATATATTCGATGACGTCACCAACCGCCTCCATATGTTTCGGTTTAGTAACTCGGTGTTTAGTCATAAGCGCAGCAAAGTCAGACTTCATCTTGTCTGACATTTCGAGTTTTGCTCGAAGTATCCGCCTGGTTGGCCATCCAATGAACTCTGAAATAACGCCGCCGTGACGACCCTTTTGAATTGTGTCCCACAGTCGACCAGGATCTAATGATCGAGCGAGTATGGCACTTACGTTTCTGAGGCTGTCGCTGACTTGAATAGCTGTCAAGAACTTCTCATCGACAGCGTGGTCTCTAGGAACTATATACCGAAGGAAGTCAGCCAGCTTACCAGTCTCTAGTTGAGCAGAAGCACCCATGTCTTCTGGAGATTCTTTGACTGCTGAATCAATGATTTCACCCTTCAAAGCGGCGTTAGCAGCTTCGACAGACTTGACAGTATTCACGTCTGCAACATATTCAGTCGGATGAGTCTTCAAAGGTGGTCTGACGCCGCCCTGAGTCGTTTGTTGAACTCCGCCACCACTACCAGGAATATCAAGTGGTGGGCCCATTTCAACAGGATCGCCTGATCCCTGAATCGGACGAACTCCAGAATCAGGAACAGCACCTTGTCCCCCTGCACTCATCTGGCTTGTTGCGGGTCGAGGGTTCTGTGTACTAATTTGAAGCGATTTGAGCCTGGCAAGCAGGAATTCTGGAAGGGCAGCGACTTCTTCTGGAGTAAGAGGTCCACGCATGATGTCTATAATTTCGCCGGTTTCCTTGTCGACGGTATACCTAGCATCTTCAAGTCCTGAATCTGGGGTTGAGGACCTACTAGGTCGCCCCTCTGCGGTTCTGCCAGTTTCCGCTTTCAATCGGTTGTAAGCGCCATCAATACCCACAGTTACGGGTTCACCATCGTCCGGAGCGTTTCGGACGAGTTCTTTGATCCTTGCTTCCAGGTCCCGGCCAGCCTGACGTACTACGCCGCCAGCCTTACGCCATTCTGGGCCGAACTCGTCTTCCATCTCCTTACCAAAAGCGTCGGCCTTATTCCCGAGCCTGGTTTTACGTGTTGCGGTATAGAGCAACACATCGAATTCATCCTCAAACACCAACGGCGGATTCTTTTTACCAAAGCCGAATCTGGGTTTTGGCTTGCCTAAAGAAGCCGGCAACTTGTATAGAGAGACTGATGGCTCAGCGAAAAGATTCTCGGTAGCGATATTTGGGAATTCATCTGCGTCTTTAGCTGCTATGTCGGCGGCGGCTTTGGCGTCCTCGGCGTCTTCCAGCCTTGAACGAGCCTCGTCAAGTTCTGTTGCAAGCCTCTTAACGTCCTGTTTATCTTGCGCTTTGGAGCTACGTGACTTTCCAACTCTTGCAGTTCTATTCATCTGCCGAAGTGCCGAATACTCGTCTGGATCAAAATCGATGTTGTGGAGAACTCCGGTCTCGTAAGGGTTGAGCTCCGGGCGGTTTGCTTCCATCCACTTGATGATCGCATCGTCCGAAATACCTGTCATCGAGAAGCCTTTAGGAGCGTCGTGGCGATCGACTCGACCTTGAACGATCTCATCAGCCATACTTCGACCTTGAACATTTTCGAGATCTTCTATTATTTGATCGACTTCCCGCTCCGCCTGACTAACTGGCGTGTCATCGTAGACTTTTTCAAACGGCGTGCCTTCGAGCATTTCTGCGGCTTGTTCAGAAGTCTTCAAGTCTTCTTCACCGAAGAACCCGCCCTGAACTCGTCGTGAGTCGTCATTGATTATGTCGTCTTCACGAGGCCCGACATCACGTACTCCGACCTCGCCAGCCTCGTCAAACGCAGCTTGTCCTGACGTAGGCAAATCATCAGCAACAGGGAGTTCGCCATCCTTGATGTTGTCGATCGCTTCTCGTGCAGATGGGTGGCTTATGTCAAATAACTCATCATCTGAGTAGCCAAGTTGACGACCTTCGGTGTAGGCATCGAGAAACGCCTGGTGGTCTTGAATCTCCGCCTCGGTGTAGTTGCGAGATCGTGAGAATTCTTCCCAATTATTTCCGTTGTCCCATAGCGCAACTTCTTCTTCGGTCATCTGCCGATTTGGGGTCTTTTCAGCATCGCCTGTTAGCTTGCCGAGCGCAGCGAACCGGGTCTCGAATTCGGCACGATTGCCGTCGAGTGTTAGGTTGCCTGTCGTGACGGCTCCCCCAGCCTGTTTGACTGTAGGAAGATCCAACTCAGATCGAAGACTAGTTGTAAAATCAGGCGCAACATCTTCTTTCCAGCTTGGTCTAGCTCCTGGAGGGTAGTTGTAACGCTGAATTCTGCCATTGTTCCACATATGGCCTTCTGGGATTTCAAAGGAAACTGGATCAATCCCAAATTCATCATTGAACTTAA